TTAGCTGCTATGCCGTCTATCTCCCTGGTTATCTCAAGGGCTTGCTCATCAGGTATACCTAGCTGATTATCTATTACGCCGACTACTTCGCCGTCTGTGACTTCAATGTAGTTGTTTTGGGGTTCTTTTGGCACTGCGTTCTCATCTGCCAGTGCTTCTTCTAAGCTTATAACGCCGCCTCCACCTGCGCCACCTGAGGTAGCTGCGAAGCGTCCTCTAGCGTCGTGATTCCTGTTGTACTTCTCAAGAATCAAGTGACCTAGCGTTTCTATGATCATATCAGCGTCTAAGAGAGGTGCCTCTTTGTTAACTGTGCCCCTGACTGGCTGGATTGAGTAATCCATCTTCTTAGGCTCACCGTGTTTGCCCTTAGCATACGCCGTTACTACGCCGATTGCCTTCTGCTCCTGGCCCCACTTAGCTGCCATTAACTCGCTGCTAGGTTGCTGCGCCCATACGTGCGCTACTGGGGCTTTTACGCCCTGTACTTTGACATCTCTAATGCAGCGTGTTTTCAGGTTGGGGTTAGTGAACGACTTGCCGCCGATGTTCTCTGCCCAGTACTCCATTGGTTTTTCTTGACCAACAAAAGGCTTTAGATCAAGCCTGGCTTTAGGCGCGTCTGGGTATGGGTATTTGCCGTCTGAATCTGGTAGATAAGTGTTATCTGGTAGTTTCTTCCAGGGTTTGTAGCCTGGCTTCTCTTCTACTGGCGCTGTTACCGTTGTTTGCTTTGGCTTAGCGTCCATCCAGGGTGGTAGATCACTGCTCGCGCCTCCACCTGCTGCCGGCGCTGTAACTGCGCCTCCGCCGCCTGCTCCTCTACCCGTGGCTGCAAAGCGACCACGCATATCGTGGTTCATGTTGTACTTCTCAAGTACTTGCTCTGCCATCTCGTCGTAGATGTTTAGTTCTTTCTCTACTTCCAAGCCAGGTTTCTTACTGGTCTTACCCTTAGAACCTGGCTTACCTTTTCGCACCGAAATGATAGGTATGACCAATTCCTCCTAAACTTGAATCGCTATCAGTGAGCCTATTTATAAATCGATATCGGTTGACTTACCTATCGGTTTAACAGGCTAATTTGGGCCTCTACAGCAAAAAATATTGGTCGCTACAGGTCTTCATCAAGACCCTTATAAGGCATCCACGGGTAAAGTGGGCAAAGTGTGACGCCGCAATCGTATTTTCCATCCTCATACTTAGCACAGCACTCCGCGCACTTAGCCTTAATTGCCTCAGTCGCGGTCAACTCCTTCTTCCCATCCTGGTATTTAACCAGATCAGTTACACCAATAGCTTTCATTGTAATCACTTTCTCCGAATAATCGTTACGCAGCGGCACCGTGGATGAACCGGGGGCTCACCTTGTGGCCACTGGGGGTTAGTCAGCGAAGTCTTATAGTTGTGTAAACCGCCGCAGATCACGCACCGACGCTCATCTGGAGCTGTCCACCAGACATAGTTGAACTCTGCGTCTGTGAGTGTGCCGTCTTTGACTGCGTCCTTAACTGAGTCTGACCAGGCTCTACTCGTAGCTGTGTGAGACTCGGTAATAGCAATAGTTTCAGCGCGATTATTTAGCAGCTTATTGTAATATTTCGCGCTCAACTTATCTATCTGTGATTCCTTAACTCCAGAAGCTTTTAATTTGCTGACATAATTATTGTAAGCTTTTGCTTGATTAGGAGCTAATCCAATCGTATCTTTGATTCTCTTAGCCGTGTCTCTGATTGTCTCGCCGCTCTTCTGGCCTGATGCCAGGATCTCTCTGATCAGAAGTCTATCTGTCTTAGTAATCGACCTGACTTCTTCAGCTGCGAATGTGAGTAACCATTGCTCAGCCTCTGGATTCGGCATCTTGAAAGATTCTTCGTCAACTACGACCCCAATATCTGCCTTTTTAACTGACTCTTTTTGGCAAATTTTAAGGCCTTTATTGTACATTTCTATGTAAGAACTGAAAACTTGCTTTGCCGGTCTCCATTGTTCCCACTGAATAGAATTGTATACCGCCCACTCACCGCGTGGTATCATTTCCTCTACGGTTTGCCAATTCGTCTTCGCGACTGTGCCGACTATTCGGCTGATGAAAGCGCGGCGGATCTTGCCGCTGTGCTTATCACCGATTCGTTGTACTTCTTTGTAATCCACCGCGTTCACCTCCAACTAGTATTTAATCTTGCCCCACTTGTCACCGTAGTGTGCATTGTTTATAACCTGAGCACGTAGATCGTTGCTATTCATAAAGTCAGGTGTGTTAAACGTTGCTAGGGCTTTTTTATCCTTAGAGCGTACTATAATCTCAAGTGCTAACTTCGGGAAAGAAGACTGCTGTGGTCCAGCTGCTGACCTAACCCCATCCTTCAGAGACACCAGAAGATTGCTAATACCATTTTGCTTAGTGCTCTCATCCAGCTGGCTGTAAGTCTCATAGGTAAACTCGGTGAATATCTCACCAGAGGCTGCCTTAGAGCTAGGGCTGATATGGAGAACTCCTGATACCGGTCCAAGATCTGGGATGTTATCTGTAAACTCGGAGTCTACTATATCAGGGCCTGATACCATTGCAGGCCTTATTGAAGCACTGGCGAACCTTCCATCGTCGCCGTGGTACTTATTGCCCCAAGTGTTAGAGGACATGGTGAATTTCTCCACCTCTTTGCCCTTAACACCCGCAGGCGTTTCTTCCTCTTCGACTTCTGCCTTTGGATTCTTCTTGCTTGGCTTTGCGTCGTTGCCCTCTTTGGGTTGCTTGGCCTGCGCCTTAGCTTCGAGATTCATCTGGAACTGTTGCTGCTGCATCTCTGCCTGCTCTCTCGGGCCTATTACCTCTAACTCTTCGAGTGCTTCGGGTAATCCAGCTGCGGATCTCAGGTAGTTGCTTAGCTCATCGTCGGGCTGTATTGCTCCAGCGCCTATGAGTTTGCTAACGTAGTTACCCATGTTGTTGAGGTCCATGTCCTTGATGTCCTCGTGTCTAATGCGTGGTAGCTCTTCCAGCTTGAACTGTGGATTAAGCTCAAAGAGTCGTGGAACTGCATTAGTGTTGAAGACTTCTTCTATTAAGTCAAGGTATGCGCCTATTGCCTGAAGGAACAGATCAACTTTGGTTTGTGATAACGCGAAAGAACCTGTCTTACCAGCTCCGAGCATTATGAACTCGGCTAAACAAACCTGGAGGATCTCTCTGCTCTTACGCTCTATCATTTCGCCTATCTTACCAGTCTCAGAACCTGCTGTAGTGAGTAAGGTAAGGTCAAACATCTTGTCGCCCTTATCATTATACATTAATGGGAACACGATGCCTTCCTGGCTGTCTCTGCGTATGTTCTTAACCAGGTCTCTGTAAGCCTGCTGGGCTGCGACTGCGGCTGTGTCCGCGCTGTCCGGCGCAGCGATGTTAGCAGGTACCCATGCGATTGGGATACCAGATACTCCTCTCTCAGCGCCTATTGCCTCGATCTCTTCGAGATGCTTCTTATACATCCATGGCCTAAACGCTGCCCTCAGGATTGACTTACCTTCGGGGTTATTCTTGGAGTAATCGGTTCTGAACAGGAGGAACTTCTCCCAGGGGATATAAGTTAGTTTGTAGAACGGAGGAGCTAACTGCCAAAGGCCCTTTATCTCACCGTTCTCGAAGAACTCCCACTTTAATATGGTGTCTTGAGATCTTAGTGCTATTGATTGCCAGCCCACGTAACCATCATCGTACTTAGAATCCTTGTAGGGCTCTTCTACTTCGTCGCCCTGTCTAAGCTTGTAGGTTATCTCCATTGGTGCGTGGCCGTATTGGATCATACTTAGGACTTCAGATACTACCTCTTTCCAGGGGCGTGTCATGTCCTTCATGCACTGCTCTAGGAAATCAGCTGCTTCCATGTCCTTGGCGTCTTCGCTCACTGGCTCTACATACCAGTCGGTCTTTCTTGCCATCATCTTAATAGCGAAGATAAGAGAGCTTACTACTGGGTCGTTGTAGACCATTTCTTTATAGGTCTTCATCGCATTCTTGCCGGTTAACTCATTAAGGAAATCCTCAAAGATATAACCTGTGAAGCGTCTTAGACCAGATGTGCCGAATTCAACGAATCCCATTTTATTGGCGTTGAACTTATCATCAGGCATTGCCTGAGTGTACAGCTCAGAGCCTCCAGATGTTGTGCTCGTTGGAGGGCTTGAAGCTGCTGCCTCTGTTTGCTTCTTCTTAGCCATTTAATCACCTCAGCCCCCCATAGGGGTTGTATTCATAATAACATTAAAAGAAAAAAGCCGCCTCGAATCTTAGAATTCGTAAGCGGCTCATCGCCAGCTTCGATCGACTTGTAGGTCGTTGAATACTGGCATTACTATTGGGTTCTGTATAGTTCCAAGTGCATCGAAAGCTAAACTAAACGCGTCTACTGTGTCGTCGTGCCAACCCTCAATAGGAAAGTGAAGTAACTCGTCCTCGAAATACTCAGGTAAATCCCTGGAAAGTAATACTTGACCATGCTCTATACGGCCCTCTAACGGGCCAAAATGGGTTATCTTGTCTTTGGTAGATTTAATTCCTTTGATGTTTAGCTTAGTCGTCGCCTGCAATTGCTCTACCAGGGCTTGCTGGTAAGCGACTGACTCTATAGCAATTGTCGCAGGCTTATACTTTTCTGCGATGCGTTTAACAAATGATTGTGTCTCGCCGAACCCGATCTTTGCTCTCTCGACAGCGATCACGTATATAATTCCTTTCCTGTCGCGTCCTAGCACACAGGCAGCGGTGTAATCTGCCTCTGTCTTCTGACTTATAGCCAGGTCTACGCCCATGCCTATATCTAGCCGTTCAGGTAAAGTATCGTAGTATTTGATCCAATCACGCTGAATTCTCGCTCCGACTGTGCCAACCCATTCCGCTAAAAATTCACGTTTGAATGAGCTAGTCGCCATCGTATCTCTGGCCACGTCGATTTCGCGTTTATCCAGGAAGGGGTTAGTATAAGAAGTAAACCTCCAGGACTTCAGCTCCGGATCTCTATCTGTTTGTCCTCTCAGCCATAGCTTATGAAACCAGCTTCCCTCGACGAATGGCGTCGATATAAATATTGCGCCCCCCTTTCGGTCTGAGAGTGCTGGTCTTATTGAGTCCACCCAGGTGGTCTCGCTAACGAAATCCGCTTCATCGAAGACACAGAAATCAAGAGATTCTCCTCTTAAGTTCTCAGGTCTCTCCGCAGATTTATAGCCTATAAAACCGCCGCCTACTTTGAAGTTCACTTGCCTGTCGGCTTCGTGTACTTCGTAGGGGATGGGCATCTGCTTTAGCATAGACTTAGTTTCTCTCCAAGCTATGCCCGCGACTGCGTATGTGGGGGCTACCCACCAAACATGTCCACCCTCCATAGCCTTTTTAAGGGCTATTTCGATGCACATGAGGGTTTTACCCCAACGCCTACCACACGTGAGAACTTTGAACCTATGAGGATCTACCGCCACTTCATGTTGAGCTGGATGTAGTTTCGGTAGCTTGATCGTCTTCTTCATTGGCTTTGATCGGCTCGCCGAATTTGATCTCATACTCAACCTCTGCGACTATGTTCTGATTGATTTCAACTCTGTCAGTCTGGCCGAGTTCCGCCTTGCCTAAGAAGATTAACATCTGAGGGTTCCCGTCTAGGGCTACCTCGACCTGCTTCTTTCTTAGGGACTTATGTAGGTTTGCTTTACCCTCATCAATGGCCTGCTGAATGCCTGGGTAGCGCTTCTTCATTTCATGGAAGTGAGATTCACTGAAGCCGCAGATGTGCGCGATTTCATAGATCGTACAACCATGAGATGCAAGCTCCCTGATGAGATCTTCGTCGTATTCGGCGACGTCCTGCTTTCCCTTTACACCACTTGGAATCTCGAATGGGTCAGGGTCGTCGAACTTCGCCTTTCTGGGCTTCTTCTCCTTCGGCATCTTTGCACCTCCATTTATTTGCCTACAATAAACATTACCGGAAAAGGAAAATTTTATAATTTAATACTAATGCTTTTATTTTTATACAATAGAAAGTCAATAAAAAAAGTCGAAGCGCTATACAACAAGCGCTCCGACGTTACCTGCCTTATCGACCTTGGCGTATTTGAAGTAGAGCATCAAAGTGAGCACCGAGATTAAACCAGCTACGAATGCCCTAAATCCTACGAAGAAGTCCCCAGTCATGGCACCGTATGCAACCCAAAGCATGTTCACGATAATGATTTGGGCTATCGACATGGGCTGGAATTTACCCGGGGATTTGTATTTGATTTGCTCGTATATCGAAGGCAGCAAGATGGTGAAGGATGCCAGGTTGGCTAGAATGCCCACGATTTGTGCTGGCTCCATAGTTAAGATCCCCCCTTAGACCACAGCGATGCAGTCATGTGTGCGTAACCCATGCGTTTAATAATGCCGCGTGTGCGTTCAATGGGCTCGTAGATTAGGGTTTTATATCCAGTGGCTTCAACCGCCCTAACCAGTTCCCTAAAATATCCCTTATGCTCCTCGCTTACCTTAACATAGACGATAGTGATTACATGCTCGTTATCGTCCTTATCAAGTACAAGGTGGGAATAATGTTCGGGCGGAAGGCCCAGTTGTCCCGCAGTTAGCTGGACGATCCGCTTTTGCATAAGTTTAACCTACATATGCGATTGGATCAGTGTTGACGCGCTCCATCATGTGAAGGTAGCCCTCAATCAGTACACCGAGTGCGTATAGAGTTATTGACATATGTATCCTCCTATTTTTTCATTACCAGGCTAGCAGCATCGCTCCTAACCAGGTCCTTAATTTTCATATCCGGTACAAGATGGCTGTAAGCTCGGCCTATCTCAAGGAGACGGGCCTGCTTAACACGCCACGCCATGAGTGCCTCGTATAGGTCACCGACGCTTACGTATTCGCTCATTTTAGTCCCAGCCATCCGCGTAAGTTGGTTTGGTGATCAGGTAATGCAGAATCCAAAAAAGCATTACCAGAAGCGCCAGCTCAATCGTTATAACGTCGGACATATTTAAGTACCCGGGTCGTATGCGTTGTTGTGATACCAGCCCATTCCTCCATCCTCGCTACCTATACAAATGTCGACGCTACCAACCATGATGCCATAAGCGATTGCATCCTCGTCGGAGGGCATTGCTTTAAAGATAGGCAAAGCTTGTTGATAGCCGGATACGATAGCGTAGCCGTAGATATCATAGGAATGGCCGTTAATCACGAAGACCTTAGAATTCAAATCCTGGCCAAACGTTCGTACCACAACCATGTTACCCTCAATGTCAGCTACAGATAGAGTTGATTCCAGGTCAAAGGTGTAGTCCTGCCCATTGACGGTTATGGTCGTTCCAGGCGTGCCCGATATTGTGACATTAGCACCTTGCACACCATGGATAAATGCAAATACCAGCACGGTTGACATCACGACGCGAAGCGTCAAATATTTGAGTAAACCGGCTTTATAAATGAATTCGGTAAATGACATATTATTCCTTAACACCCATCGCCTTTTTAATCGCTGCGATTTCCTCCTCGGTCATTTCCTTTTGGTAGCGAGGGTCACAACATTTTCCTATGCGATACATAAGGCAAGATTCGAATTCCTTGCCGTTGTGGCATAATCCCTTAGGTTGTGTTGTCATATTGACACCTATTATCTCCCGAGGAACTCCTTCCAGCTTAGGCCTTCACTTCAGCCATCCCCTTGCTTGGAAGAAATCAGGCCCGTGATTAGTGTCGGCACAAAATTACACCGAACACCCGTTTCCTGCCATCCGGGGGGAGGTGAGTCGCTACACCGATAATGTTACCGAAGCGAGTTCCCCTTGAGGGTTGTCCTATCCGCAGAAGAGGGGCCTGGGTTTTCCCATTTTTCCTCTCCTGCATTACGTATATATGTACACGATCCTATATAAAGTTTACGGTAGAACAGGGGTGTTTGCGAACCCCTCCTGCTCCACCTCGGGTGTCGCGTCGTGGTCAGCTTGATGGTCCTGTGCCGCGGCTTCCATGTTTTCGATGAACAGCCTGGCACCCTTAACCATCAATGCGACGGCGATCGCGATAGCGATGACCTTGTCGACCATCATTGGTGCGCCCAGCGCGATGACCGTGAGTGCAATGATACCACCAGCCGACGAGGTTAAGTCAGCCATGATATCCTCCTTGAGACCGACGACGACAGGGTTGGTTTCCTTTTTGAGCTTACGGACGATTGAGTAGTCCACGACAACCGTGAGGACCAGGATTGCGATGCCCACAGATGCCATTTCGACGGGCTCATCAAGGTGTTTCAATGTTTCAATTGCTACAATGAGGCCTCCCAGGAAGATCCATGCGTTTTGGATCAGAGCAAGCTGGTGCTCCTCATAGTGGCTTTTGGGCTTTACCAGGTGAGCAATGAGGCTCGCGACAAGGTCGACGATTGAGTCAACCATGCCAGCGAGTAGCACTGCTGACCCCGTGGTTAAGTAAGCGGCTGCCTTTACACCGAGTAACGCAGCGCTCCTTATTACCGCCGATCGAGTTGCTTGCATATATGTTTCACCTAGTGCGTATTCGTTGATTTATCTGACCTCCATATAGGAAGTCGTAGTTTGGCTTGTCATATTATTGACACCTATTATGGTTGGCTTCACCCCATTTGGGGGTGCGAGAGGTCCGTGCGTTCACGTTGTATCTCGCACAATTACCTATATTAGCAAGGCTAGTATAAATATGTTTCGGTTATCGACCGAGTAACTCGTATATTTTGCCCCACACTTTCTTTAGGTGTAATAGGCATTTTACGCAAACTCGATGTCTGCAAGGCGCTTCTACCAGTTGACCGTATGTGCCACAATGCTGGCACGCCGCGAGGCTACTCACAGTTACCACCACATCCACATCCTCTCATCTCTTCCATATATCCTTCGGCATCCATATAGCATTCATCGCAGACCACGACGAAGTTATCGACTCCGCGAATGACTGTCACACCGTGCGGCATAGTCCTACCGCACACATTGCATATAACGCCCATTAACTATTCCCCTTATGACATTCGCAGGCACCTTCATAGCAGTTCTGCGATGTTACTTTCTCCATGATCTCAGCCATTTCTTTACACCAATGGCATACCCAGAATCGTCCCCACTGCACGAGACCCATGAACTCCCTTCCACATGCATCACAGGTCGGCATTATTTCTTGCCTCCTAGACAACGATAACAGATATGCCCGTCTTTGTCCTTAAAAAGCCAAAGTCTGCTACCACATATCTTGCAGTAGTGTTCCATTAATTACCCTCCCACATCTCCTTTATAGCTGCACGAAGACACCATGGACAAAGTGCTTTTCCTCTAAATACCACCTTCAGTGTCTCAGTTTCACACGGGCACTCCCCTACCTTCTCCTGTTTCTTCTCAGACACCGTCTGAAGTAACTTCCCTATGTAGTCATCTAACATAAAACCTCTAATGATCTGCGAATTTTCCTATTTTCTCTGCACGCAGTACTTCACCCTCGGTGTTATACTCGGCACCACCATGGTCATACCAGATTCCTGCGTGGGCCTCTACATGCTTCGGGTGCATCTTAGGGTTGCTGACTAATGCGTAGTCAATCGGGCCTATCAGTGGTAGTCTCTCGCGATAAGAGGTATGGACCCCTGCCTTTAAACCAAGGCTCTTCGCGTACGCGACTATGCCTGCTGTGGCCTCAATGTTATCTTGCATTAGTGGTTCACCACCAGATACTACCACCGCCGAAATGAACCCAGAAGCCTCATCGATAAGATCAAATATAATATCAATATCAACGGGAGTATCTCCATATTGTAACCTCTTGTTGTGACACCAGGAACAGCGTCTATCGCATCCTCTAAGGAAGACTACTAGGGCGGCGTGCCCTGGGTAATCTACCGTGCTAAAGGATTCAATACCGCCTAGGTTGATTTGCATTACTCCTCAAAAATCTCTACGGGCAGGTAATCCCACTCGTAGTGCGTAAAGCTCCAGTCGAAGTACTTGTGCAGTGTTATATACAGGTGTGAGATAGTCATCTCAGACTCTGGGTAGTACAGGTACTTAGCATCTGGGTCGTCGCCGAAGTGCTTGATTGCACTGCGTAGGCTGTAGCTCTCGTTCTTAATAACCAGGACGTGAGCATAGCCTGTTGGCTCGTTGACTGTGTCCTCTACCGACCTAGTATAGTATGGTGGAATCGTGAATGTATCAGCCGGAAGGTTTCCACTGACAACATCACCAGGTTGGTTATCGTCGACGTCACCGCTATCAGTATCACCATCAGGTACAGTATCGTCGGTGGGTACCTCGCCCTCATCTGCCGGTTCTTCGCTTCCAGCATCCTCATCCCCATCTCCTCCATCCGGTGTATCATCTACATCAT